CAAAAACGGAACTTGTGGCTTTAACTTATATCACGATCCAGAAGACGTAAAAAAAACAGCAGATGGAAAACATGAACAGCAAGCTTGCAAAAACTTTATAACCATGTCCCAAAGTGGCGCAAATGATTTCATGAGCGAGTATAGAAAGTATGCACATTTAGGATGTCTTGGAAGCAGCAGAGAACTATCAGGAATGAAAGTTGATCCACAATACAAAAGCGTTCTCAAGGCGGGAGGCAAAAGTCCAGCCTACTCTGTGGTTGGCGGCAAAGTGTACGTTAACAGAGAACAGGAAGAAATTCAGGCTGTTATGAATTTGGATCAAATAAAACATCTAAAAAATAAAGGACACTTTGAAAACGTAGAGTTCAGAACAGTAACCAAGGGAACTCGTGCAAATAGAAGAAGAGTCGAAGTGCCTTACCTTAAAAACGACCCCAAACAAAAAGAATTTTGGCCAACCGTTATTTACAATGGAGCAGCGACACCCACGACTCTAAGAAAAAAAGTAGATGACAACTACAAACATATAACAGACACTCTAAAGAAGAATCCCAAACTAGAACCTGGAGAACTATCCTCTGAAGAGATCGGTAAACTTGGAATAAGTGAATCTGTTGAAAATCATAAAAAAGATGTGTCTGCCTTAGTAAGCGATTCTTTAGATGCTGGAGAAACAAAATTTGTACAAATACTTAAGCCTGGAGGTCAAACCGTAAACAAAGGTTCAAGAAGCTTCGGAGTTGTTGGGGCACAACAAAATCTGGGTCAATCCACTTTTAGATCAGGGGTCGATAGATCAGACCCGGATGCCGTTTTAAAAACTTTGATCGTATCACTACTTTTCGGATCAGACATTACAGACTCAGAAGGAAACGTTACAACAAAATCCGCAATAGAGAAAATTTTCGACCGTTCTCTTGATAAACAAGACAAATTTATGAGGCCATGGGTTGAATCCAACAAAGATTTAATAATAGATCTTGCAAAAGATCATATGGTCAGGAATGGTTCTGGACTGCGTGAAGTAGAAGACTTTACAGATTCTTTGATCAAAAAGTTGCGTGAAAAAGGATATGGTGTTGACGAAAAATTTTCTAGGAGGATAGATTTTACCAAAATAGCCAAGGAAACTATTGAAAAAGATGAAGACTCTGAAGGTCCGAATTTATCTGACCTAGAAAAAGGCGCAGGAAAGGTGCTAAACAATTACGTTAGGGCGTGGATAAACAGTCAATTGCAAAGAGACATATCGGGAATAGGAACTAGAGTTCAAAGACAAAGGGCAGTTGATTTAAAACTTAATGACCCAAGCAAGATTGTTCTACAAACAAAACGAACAGGAGCAAGAGCCTCGAAAGAAACAGCTACGTTAGAGAAGACAGGGCACGATATATCAAAACTCTATGGAAATTTCAAGAAAAGCCATCCAGACGCACCGCCCTTAGACAATAGATTTGCTCCAGAGAGGATTCTTAACGCATGGACAGAGGCGATACTTGATTTATACGAAAAATCTAAAAAAGATGGAAAAGATGAAGCTCAATTAAAAAAAGAACTAAAAAGCCAATACGCCGAAGCAATGAATATTTTCAACGACAAACTTGGCAAAGACGCATCAGATTATCAAGTACTCACAAATAATGATAACAATAAGGAAACGTATTTTGACTTGATTGATGGTTTTTTCAGTAAAGACGACGAAAAAGAAGACATCGGAGCACCAGAAGAAAAGATGGTTTTAGATGATGAAAAAAATAAAGGTCAACGTCATAACAAAGCGAGGTCAGACTCTCAAGACTACGATAAACAAATAAAAGAGTTGAACAACACATCTGATATAAATGAAAAAATCCAAAAAATAGTTCAAATGCAGGCAGAAGAAAAGAACAGATTTTTATCTCTTATGACACATGTCCAAGGCAGTAAAGACCCGGACGCTGTTAAACTTATGGGATTTATCGACGACCACAAAGAAGAAATTAGTGCTGCTCTTCGAGGGACCGACAATTGGACTAAAGCACCTGTGCCACAACAACCACAACAACCACAACAACCACAACAACCACAACAACCACAACCACAACAACAACAACAACAACAACAACAACAACAACAACAACAAAGTGCTGATGACTTTTTTGCCAACCATCCTGACATGGCAGATGGTGGCGATACAGATTGGAATTTTGCACAGATGCCAGATGAAGATGATGACTATAGAAAGCCTCTTGACGATGAAGAAAACACCTTCGATCACTTTCACGGACATGAAGTTGCTTTGTCATCTAAAGATGATCTAATTTCAATTCTATCTGAATCTAATGGAGAAATAATATTTGAAGCAATTAAAGAGCAACTGGCTATTCGTAAGGATGTGTGTGAAATAATCGCCTCTGTCGAACTTGAGAAGCAAAGGATGAATCAGTGAACTTTAGAAAGTGGATAGAAGGCGAAATAGTTGCAGGTACAAATCCTAAAAGAAAAAAGACAGATACTTTTAATTACTGGGGTGCTCCAGGAGACACTTCTGGATTAGGCGGCAGCGGCAAGCTTGTATTTGGTAAGAAAAAGAAAAAGAAAAAGAGGAATAAAAAATAATGTCACTTGGAGCAAACTGGTTAAGAAATTTAAGCAACCCACTAAGCTGGGGGATTAAAAAATATATGTTCGAAATGCTTCAGGAAAGATATTCTAGAAATGAAGACATTATAACCAGAGTGTCTGACACTATAATGTCGGAAAAAGACTATCAAGCGTTTGGGCAGTTAATTGTTGATGTTTATGAAAAAGGATTCAGCACAGCCTTAGAGCAACAAAAAGAACAATTCGAGAAAATGGGACTAGACGTGAATATTACTTCACCCATATCTCCAGAAAAGAAAGATAACTCGCCTAAAATATTCCCAGACTAAGTAAAATCAGGATGATAGTCAGACACTACCGCTTGTGTTAGGTGTCCGCCAGATTTTTCGACAAGTTGGTTCACCCTCCACCAACGGTGCTCACCAAACTTGACTCCATCTCTATATTTTGAAGGAAAGACAACAGATCCTTCAGAGAGTTTAATATTAGTCCAAAATCTCATATACAAATCATTCCTTTCTACAATAACAGCCTCAAAAGTGAATTTCTCACCATATTGTATGCTCTTATAAGTATCGCCATACAATTCGTCTTGTCTTTCTCTGATCTCTGCTGGGGAGCAATGCATTAATACTACGTTTTTTAATTTAGCTTTTGTTTTTGGATTACTTTCAATCTTCGGCTCAGGATTCAGAGGCTCTGGATCTTTTAGTACAACCTCTGGCTCTGGCTCTTTTAGTACAACCTCTGGCTCTGGCTCTTTTAGTACAACCTCTGGCTTGGGTTCAACTTTTATTTCAGGAAAATCTGATATAACTGAATCCTTCACGTTGAAATCACTATTTAATCCAGAAGACAATGAGTCGTTTGCTATCGTCTTACTAGCCCAGTCGAAATTGTGAAAGACAAAATCGGACTCCAACAAATCCCACTCTTGATCTTTAGTCAAAGGATTTGGTTCTTGAAGCTTGTATACTGTTCCGTCTTTGTTTTTAATTGCCATGATGTATTTAAGTTGGTTTAATGAAAAATTTAACGTCTGCTTTTCCTTTTAGCCTCATGTCTGTTGAATGGGAAATGTTGTTCACCACTCTTCCAACGGTAGCTTGTGATACCCCAAACATGCCTGCTATTTCAGTTTGGGTATGGGTTTTAATTAGATCTCTAATTTTAACAACCTCAAATTTATCTAACTTTCCAGGTCCATAACCTTTTCGAGGACGATATGAACCATAACTCTGAAGCCACCTTCTAATGGTGCGTTCACTTACGCCCCATTTCAACGCCGCTCCTTTTATGTCATCGGCATATTTATCAAGCTCTTCTCGATGTGGTTTTGATTTTCTCATATAATTTGTCAAAGTATTATTTTTGTCAAAGTATTATAGTGTTAAAAAAATAATTTTTGTTGCTTAGATACCTTTGTATAAATCTTTTTTAATGAGGTAAAAATTATGCCACTAGTAGCACCAGACGAAGGTGAAATCCTATTGCTTCAATATATCGTAAACATGACTCCAGCAACTGATCCTGTTTTACACTTGTATAACAATACTGACTTGACAATTACTGATTCAGTCACGATTGCTGATATTACTGAAGCCTCCGCAGCAGGATATGCTGCCATCACTCTGACAGGGGGAAGTTGGACAACTGTTCAGTCTGGCGGAGTCACAACTGCTGAGTATTCAGAGCAGACATTTGCATTCACTACCGGAGCATCATTGTATGGTTATTATGTAACTGATACATCGGACAACTTGCTTTGGCTTGAGGAGTTTTCAGGAGCACCGTTTACTCTACCTTCCGGTGGAGGAACAATTGCAATCACATCAAAAATCACATTAGATTGATTAAGAAAAATTGCAAAGGATATTGACACAAAAGACAACAGCCAAAAGCTGTTGTCTTTTTTTTTAATTTGGCTAAAATAAAAATATGTATGACTTTTTAATTATAGGATCTGGTTTATTTGGAAGTGTGTTCGCAAGAAATGCTGCGGAGAGGGGGCATTCATCTTTAGTAATAGACAAAAGAAATCATATTGGCGGTAATTGCTACACTGAAAACATTGAAGGAATTAATGTTCACAAATATGGCCCTCATATATTCCACACCAACAACAATAAGGTTTGGAAATTTGTAAATAGATTCTCTGAATTTAACGGATATCAACATCACGGAAGAGTTAAGTCAAATGGACAAGTCTTTTCATTTCCAATTAACCTTCTAACTTTAAATCAGCTTTGGGGAGTTCAAACTCCTGGAGCAGCGGCTGAACGGTTGGAAGAGGTTAAAATCCCTTGCAGCAAATCTAATCCAAACTTAGAAGATTGGATTCTTTCTCAGGTGGGGGAAGAATTATACGAAAAATTTGTAAAGGGATATACAACCAAACAGTGGGGAAGACCACCTTCAGAACTTCCTAGTTTCATAATAAAAAGACTACCAATTCGTTTAAACTATGACGACAGGTATTTCAACGACAAGTATCAAGGCATACCATCCAATGGATATACTGCCATGTTTGAAAACATGATTGATCATGAAAAAATTGAAATTCAAACAAATGTAGATTACTTTGAGAACAGAAAAGAATTAGATTCTGCTGCAAAGAAAATAATATTCACAGGAATGCCTGATAAACTTTTTGACTATAGACATGGAGAGTTGGAATACAGATCTTTAAAGTTTTCTCATGAAATTGTTTCGGAATTCGGAAATAACAACCAATTTGCAAAGAACGGAAACTTTCAAGGGTGCTCTGTTATGAATTACACAGATGAGGACATCCCTTATACAAGAATTGTTGAACACAAACATTTCGAATTTAAAGAAAGTAAAAAAAGTGTAATCACTCATGAATACCCAGACACATATGACAAAAGTAAAACTCCATATTATCCTGTGAGGGATTCTAAGAATGTTAAAATATATGAAAAATACAAAAAGCAAGCTAAAGAAAGCAACATTATTCTTGGGGGTCGCCTTGGGAGCTATATGTATTATGACATGCACCAAGTAATTGCACAAGCATTGAGCATGTCGGATAAGTTGCCAGACTATCGCTACATGTAAGCCTAAGACTTAATCTTGATGCGATGCCTGTCGCTACAAGAGCACCAAGGGCAATGTTCCCAATCTAGTTCCATTTCTTGCCCGCAACCAGCACAATATGGGTCTAGATCGTCATGCCAGCGATCTTTCCTGTGGAACCGAATCTGGAATATCACAATTGAAACAGGTGCAATGGTGGCCATTTGTCTAAAAAACCAAAGAATGTCGCCATTACCTTGAGAATAGTCTAAATAAGCTTTTGTAGCCAGTATGAAATATCCACAAAGCAAAAACACATAAGTCCAAACAGATATATCTCTGACTTCCTTGTGTTTGTGAATTTTCCAGACCTGTAGCCAATGACTAATTGCAAGTATAGCTATTGCAAAGTACCCAAGGGTCAACATGATCATTTCCTTTCTATAATGCCCCACTTGGACTTAAGCCAAGTTCTTTCATGAAAGTAGTAAAAGAAAAACTTTAGAAAAGAATCTATAGTTGCGATTCCTGCACTAAATTTTACATCGTTGGTAAAAATCCAGCTAACTACAAACGTTGTGGACGTGGCTATAATTCTCCAAGTCACAGCTTTTGCCAAGTGTCTTCTTCTTTGAACTGTTTTGCTACTCATAATCATATATACTTTCATGTTAAGAAATCAAGACGGAACGCCTTACAAGCCTGTTGGAGACATTCAACAATTTGACCCAGAAAACCCAGAACATGATCTTTTCAACATGTGGGACGAGGAAATTATACGCATGGGCGGATCTCCCATCCTTTATCATGAAGTGTTTATCCAGTCTGGAACTGTTGACCCTTTGTATTGGGAAGATAGAGGAAAGATTTTCTCTAACAACCCTATACAACTTTACGGGATATATGAACCCATTCCTTCACAGAATTACATGAGTGCGTTTGGTTTTGACTCTCCCGACGAGATGATGTTTGAATTTAATTATAAATCCGTACTCAGACAGATCGGACATCCTCCAAAAATAGGGTCCAGATTACATACCCCCCACTTGCGTGAGGACTGGGTTATCGTTCAAAGAATGACAGGCGAATACAAGCTATGGGGTTCGCTTCGTCTGCAAATCTTATGTCAAAGATTCCAAGAATCTACGACAACAGGAGAAGGCAAGGTTACTCAAAAGAAACCCGATTTTAAGATAAATGAGTTTGGACAATGAGTTTTAGAAATTTTATAGAATCTCAAGTAGATTTGTCAACTTCTTTTTTGTTTGATTCAAAAAGTTTATACAAAGAGATGGCAATTCAAAATCCAGACGCTTTGAAGAAAACACAAAGTGCAATGCAATTTATAGTAGACAACCAACTATCTGGGGTATTGATTGGAGGTATGGCATACAGCCATCATCATATAGATCGACCAAATAAAACTGACGTTGATTTTTTAACAGATAATATAGAAAAAGTCAAAGAAGCCCTTGGAAGAAACAACATGATTCACGCTCCACTTACGGGAAACGATTTTGGAGGAATACAGGCACCAGAGTTAGATGCTGACTTTTTAGACGCAAATGTTGGCAACGCAGGTTTGAATAAATATTTAATGGACACATCTCAAACGGCAAGCATTGGAGGAGTAAAATTTAAAGTAGCAGATCCGTCTGTGCTTGCGATTATGAAACTCACAACAGGCAGACCAAAAGACATGGAAGATGCATTTGGTTTGTTTTCAGTAGTAGATATTGAGAGTCTTAAAAAGCATGTCATGAACTTAGAGAAACATTTACCCGAAGACACGGATGCAGAAACAATTATTTCATATGCTCAAGCAATGAAACAAGCTGCTTAATTTTTAAATGTAAATTCAACAAAAAATTCTGGCTTGTTAATCTTCCAAAAAATTATTCTAGGAAATTTTGGATTGGCCAGACTTCCTCTATTTCCCCATATAAAAACTGGTTTCCTATTTTTTCTTTTTTTTATTTTGAAGTGTCTCATTTTTTACTTTTACAAAATTTCCTATTAACTTAGTATTTCTTTTAGGGCACTGGATGCTTCTTAAGTATTCGTCTAAATGTTCTTCCCCGTGAATGCCGCATATTTTATTCAACTGTTTATACTTGTCATCAAAATTGTTTCCAACATGGTCATGCCAATTATGTTTGCAAATACTTTTTTTTGAATTTACAATTCTACTATCACGCAAATTCATAGAATTAACTTCTTTTTCGCTCATCTTCTTAAGATCGTAATCAATCTTGCTTGGAACAACTAACAAACTTGCATAAGGCTCTCCACATTTAAATATATGCTTTTCTCCTTCTTTTGGAGATTTAAAAACTACAAAAAATATTCTTGGCCACCACCTCTGTATATGCCCTGGCACAGCAATAGGAACTGTGCCAGAAGTATCTGTGAAAAATCTAGGGTGTGGTTCGATTCTAATTGAGAACCCTTCGGGAGGTTTTAAATTTAAAGAGGACGTGAACCCATAGTGGTCCTGCGCAAAGGATGAAAATGGAGGATCTCCGCTTTCGCTCCAAGGAGACTCATTGGAAAAGTCTCCTAAAAATTTAATTTTTCCATCTTTTTTTGTAACTACACATTCCGTCTCAAATGGATAAATCAATTCCAAACCATAAGTAGACCCTTCGACAAATGGAACACAGTGCCAAGGCTGAGGTTTTGACCCATCGCCATGTTCCTTGCTCCCAGACCAGCCTGGTATCTTGAGTTTAATCTTCTTGGGAGGAACTCCTTTGAAATATGTTCTATATTTAATTTCTAATTTATCCATTTGGATTCTCATTTATGTAAATGAAAGCATAACTAACTAAAAGGTTATCAGGTATGGCAAAAATAATCAACTCAGGAAATCAAAATCAAAAATCATTAAACGAATGCAATGAGAAGCCAATTAAACAGGCAAGCATTTTGAATGATGTACCACCAGAATATTGTGCAGATGAACACGATAGATCGATCAATGACAGAACTGATGTGAGTTGGCTAGAAGATGCAAGCAACAAGAAAACCGGCATTGGAGAATCGGCAAACTGCGACCCGATGCAAAGCGGGAATATTGTAAATGACTTAGACAACCCAGATAGAAACACAATAGTTAGATATGCAAAAGGGCTAAGAGGTGCAGACGAAGCGGTCAAGCAACTCTTTGAAGATATAGTCGTAATCGATGAGGATGGAAAGTCTCATCCCGTTCCAATCATTTGGGCATCGCAAGAAAGGGCTGTTGCAGCAATGATGCAGGACAATGTTAGAAAAGACAACAGTCTAGTCGTAGACAGAATCAAGCTCCCTATGCTCGCAATATACTCATCAGATTTGCAATTCAATCAAGACAGATACACATATCACAAAGCCCTAGATTGGATGAGAAGATACAGACCAGACAGAAAGCCTGGATTTACAACGAATGAAAAGCATGAGAGAGATACTGTGTTTGGGACTGCAAGGGGGATTCCGATTGATGTTGGCTTCACCCTGTATGCGTGGACCCTATACATTGAGGACATGAATCAAATTATAGAGCAATTACTTTTGAAATTTAGTCCAATTGCATATATAAAAGTACGAGGAGTCCCGTGGGAAACGGGGGTAAAACTAGATTCAATAGCTAACAATTTAGACGTTGAACCAGGAGATCAAAACATTAGAGTTGTAAAATATCAATTTAATCTGACGGCTGAAACATATATACCTCAGCCTATTACTAGACGCAAGGCAGTGTTGAAAACTAAAACAAATATTTTCAACAGCACCAAGCAAGAAGAAATTACTGAGGTATTCAATAGGCTAGAAGATGCTGTTGAGGAATTATCATGATTGAAATAACCAATAAGAAAAGATGGCCGGTACAGTTAGTAGTTCGTTCTACGAAAAAAACTAACTCTTTCACATGCCTTAACATTCCTGGAATTGGTAAAAATCAAAATGTTAGATTCTTAGCAGACGAAAGAAAAACAGATTATGTTGACAAAGCAGAACAAGATGGCTTGATTTCAACACGAAAAATATCAGACAAATTGAGTAAGGGAGAATAACACTATGGCGATATTAAGGGGATTTCCGCCTTCGAACACAATTTCACCAAGCGTTCGAATTGCTGAAAAAGATTTATCTTTTATTGCTCCTGAGCAGTCTTTTCACAGAGCAGGATTAGTTGGGTTTGCAAGTAAAGGCCCAATTAATATTCCTACTGTTGTGAGAACAAGTAGAGAACTACACACAGTATTTGGATATCCACATCCTGAGAGTGGTGATCCCTACTTGATTTACGCTGCCGAGCAATATTTATTAGTTGCTAACGAACTATACGTAGTTAGAGTTGGCGACCAAGACGCAGTCAGTGACGAACGTGCCACTACTGCTGAATTTGACGTACCTGTTGCAGGTGGTCAAATCATAATTCAATCAGACACAGCAGAAACATATTCGTTTGGCGACGATTCATTTTTCCGCTGGAAACTGAATGGAGTTTTAGCATCTAAAACTTTGGTTGTGTTGGCAGACGCCAACAGAACAACACCAGGCCCATACACATGTGAAGATCTGGCAGAAGCTTTAAATGATCAACTCGATTCAACAGTTGACGGAATTCAGTTCACATGCGACGGATCAAATAGAATTGCAGTCGAAAGCACATTCGCATATGGACCAGACGCTTCTTTAGAACTGGTATCTGTTCAAGATGCTATCTATGGTGGTTCTAGTTCTGTAACAGGACTAGGAACAGGAATGACTATTGCTGCTTCTACTTCTGGCGAAGACAGATATCCAGTAGATGGATATCAAGGACCAGGAGAATGGGACTTCACTGGTCTTTCTAATCTTCAGCTTTTAATTGTTGTTGACGGAACAGACAATGTTCTTATCGACAATGTGGTTCAAGTTGTTGACTTGGCCGTTCTAGAAGGTGCAGAAAAAACAACTCTTGAAGTTCTAACGGAAATCAATCTTCAAATTACTAATGGAGATATTCCTGGCGGATTTGAAGCTGTTGCAACTGGTGACAACCTAACGCTTCAAACTCTGCATCACGGACGAGACGCACGACTCTTAATCAAAACAGAAAGCACCGCTGCTTCATTGTTTGATTTTGATGGTGTCACAGCAGAGGGTGCAAGCCCATCTGGTGTAAGCGGAGATGCTGCTGTTGAAACATACGGAATTGTAACTGGAAACTCTGTTGCCAGTACTAACAGTTTCACCCTTACAGCAGATAGTGCTGGTGTTGATGGAAACGCAACTCAAGTCGTTATTAAAAACGATACTAGAGAAGGCGTTTTCACTATGGATGTCTACAATGATTCCAATCAAGTAGAATCTTGGGGCAACCTTGTTAAAGATTCCTCTAGTAGGTTCTACGTAGAAACATTCCTGACATTGGTATCAGATTGGGTTCGTGTTCAAGACAACACAGCCACTCTTGCACCGCCACTGGATGGAACATACAGCCTTGCAGGCGGTAGTGATGGAATTCCATCAGATCCAGACGATCAAGATGCTCTAATCATTGGAAACTCTCTGTCATACAGTGGGCTTTATGCCTTATCTGAGCCAGAGCAAATCGACATTGATTTGATTGCTGTTCCAGGTCATCCATCTACATCAATCGTTCTTGCTATGCTGGACGTTTGTGAAAACTTTAGACAGGATTGTCTGGCGTTGATAGACCCACCATTCGGTCTAACTGTTGATGAAATAGTTCAATGGCAGAACGGTGCTCACCCTCTAAACACTACTAGATTTGATAGTGACTTTGGTGCTCTTTACTGGCCTTGGGTCAAGGTAAGAGACAACTTCAATAGAGTAGATGTTTGGGTTCCACCATCTGGGTCAGTGATGGCAGTTTATGCAAGAAGTGATCAATTAGCAGAACCTTGGTTTGCTCCCGCTGGTGCAAATCGTGGTATCGTTCCTGGAATTTCAGATGTTTATTCCCGTCCAACTCTTGAAGAAAGAGACTTAATGTACGGAAATAGAAACGCTGTTAATCCTATCGTGAACTTTAGCGATTTTGATGGTTTCCTTGTATGGGGTCAAAAGACTCTTCAAAGAAGACCTACAGCACTGGATCGTGTTAATGTCAGAAGGCTTCTCTTTGTTCTTGAAAAGAGAATTAGACAAGCTTCGAGAGGTTTACTTTTCGATCCACATGACGAAGTCTTTAGACAAAGATTTGTTGACATTTCAACTGAAATTCTTAGAGAAGTTCAAATTGGTCGTGGTTTAACCGACTTCATCATCCAAGCCGATGAAGAGCTTAACACACCAGATGTAATAGATCGAAATGAGTTCCGAGCGAGAATCGGTGTTCAACCAACAAGAGCCGTTGAATTTATGTTTATAGAATTCAGCGTTCACAGAACTGGCAGCTTCGCAGAGAATGCTGACACGTTCTAAAAAATAGATAGATCCCCCCTGCTCGTCCTGAGCAGGGGGTATTTGTTGAAATAAAAATCATCTAAATATTTAGGAGAATTAACATTATGGCAAACATGGGAATTGGAAAATTAGGTGGTTCTCAATTGATCTTCAAGAGAAAGTTCCGTTGGACTTTTCGTGTAGATGAAATTTGCGGTGGACAATCCGTTGAAGAACACTTTGTTAAAATCGCTTCGAGACCAAACCTATCAATTGAAGAAACGGAAATTAATTTCCAAAACGCTAAGACCTTTATTCCAGGCAAAGCGACTTGGGAAACAATTACAGTAACATACTATGACGTTGCTACTATAGATAACGCACCTTTATGGAACTGGCTTGCCAGTGTCTATGAATTTACAGATCCTGTCGCCCTTAAGCAGGGATCTCAAAGAATTCACTACTCTGGTCGTGGAACGCTCAACCTGTTTGACGGTTGTGGAAACGTTCTCGAAACTTGGGTATTGAACGATATGTGGCCAACAGCCATGAACTTTGGAGAACTAGACTATTCTAGTTCCGAAGAGTCAACAATCGAGCTAACGTTGAGATATGCTTCGGTTGATTATAGATCAGTTTGTCCTGGTTACACGCCACAAAGCTGTTGTGGTCCTTGTACTGGTACATCTGGAGGAACTGTACTAGGAACAGTTAGCTAGAACTCCTACAACATGTTTTACTTCCGGCCATAAGAAAAGCCTGTGTTTTTTCAAACACAGGCTTTTTTTACTATATAAACACATGCAATACGATAACCCTATAGTCATAACTGGACCGCCTCGAAGTGGAACCACATGGATGCAATTTTTTTTATGCTCTCACCCCAACATATACATACACGGGCAAGAGCCTAAGTTATCTTGGAAAGAAAGTACACAATGGCTTGATAAAATGATACAAGCTGGAGAGTGGGGGGAAAAATCAAACAAGAGCAAAACGGTTAAAGACTATGCAATTCCACACTACTCCGGTAGTAATCCGCAAAGGTGTGAATCAATTTGGAGAAAAATGATTTATGAATTTATTTCAGGATACGGAAATCAAAAACCAGGACAAACAAAATGGGGGCACAAAGCATTATGGCTATGCGCAAGAAAAAAAGAAGTTGAGACTCTTAAAAGAGTTTGGAACAACGCAAAGTGGATAGTTTGCATTAGAGATCCTTTTTTATCCTTTGAATCTCAAAAAAATACTTTTGTAAAAAAACAAAATCTAGAAGAATGGATAGATCTTTGGATAAAATCTTATGAATTTTACAAAAGCAATAATGAATCTTTTTTGTTTCAAATAGATAAGTTGTCGCAAAAAAGCAATGAAGAAAAAGAAGAAATAATTTGCGATCTTTTAAGATTTTTAGGAGAACTAAAAACGACTGAAACAGATAAATTTATCTCAGAATGGAAAGTTATCCATAAAGCTTCTCCAGATGATGAAAGAGATTTTAAACTTGGCGACAAAAGAAAAAACGAGATGTTTGAAAAATACTCAAAATTAAAAACTTACATGCAAGAATTGGGATACAAAAATGGCTAATATGGGACTTGATTTTGGACTTGAAAGAAAAAGCTTATGCTGGAAGCAAAAGTTTAGATGGGAGTTTTCTATACCAGGAATATCTCAATCAGGCGTTAACTCATTGCCTCCAAGTAAATCTGCTAGGCCCTCTATAGACTTCAAAGAACAGGAAGCTCAACATCTAAATGAAACAATATATTACCCCGTGAAACCCGATTGGAAACCTATAACACTAGTGTTATATGATTTGGCAAAACAATATCATCCAATATTTGGCTGGATTCAGGAGATATACAACCCTGGCGGAAACAACAATGGGGAATGGGACGTGCCAAATGAAGGATTCAAAAAGAATGGGGACCTTTCAATGCTAAGTGGCTGTGGCGACCCTATAGAAATATGGCGATACGAAAACCTATATCCTCAAAGCGTAGACTTTGGAGATTTAGATTATGGTGATTCCGAACATGTGGTTTGCGAATTAACCTTAAGATACGACAGAGCTTACATAATAACACAATAACACAATCACCTTCCAATAACCTTCAGTCCAGTCCTCAATCGAGAAACTCGCTCTAAGCGGCAAAGGGCTTGCTAAGATGCAACGGCGGATGATCTTAATCTTCATCTTCTTCGACTAAGTCGTCAAATTCAGAAGCAAGTATTTCTCTGCACTCTGCTAGGGCATCCTCTAATTTCTTGGTTTTCCACCCGAGAACCCTGCAAGCTCCACACTTGTTAAGTCTACCTTTTTTTGTATACACTGTTGACTCATTTAAAAGAAATGCCTCAACCAGTTCTCCATATCCTTTATCAACAAGCTTGTCTATAACTTCTTGTCTTTCAAGAATGTCTATCATGTCTGTGTTTTGCATAGTTTATCCTTACAACATCAAATATATAAAAACCATTCACTCATTTCAATGCATGTTTTAAAAATAAATCTATCTTCTATCATTCCACGAGTTTGTCCTGAGATCTTTCCCGTTTCTAAAGGCGGGGGAATACAGTTGAATATTTAGAAAATCATGATATTTTTTCTTTAATTCATTATAATTTCTAGCAGTCCTATAAAGCTGTCGGAAGTGATTTAATATACACGTCGTCATGTAGTTGAAAGCTTTTCCTTTTTGGGGGTCAAAACGATCTATTTTGTCAAAACAAATCATTACGCCTTCTTGAACAGCATCGTCTACATCAATTAGATTGAATTTGGCATATCTCACAATGTTCTCAGAAAGCTTGTAAAAAGCATTTGCCAAGTCTACTTGTGAGTCGCTATAGTCTTGACTTGCTTGGTCGTATAATTTCACATTCTGATTTAATGACTTGTTGTCTTCTTTTGTGTTTGCTTTTCTTTTATTTTTTCTTTTTCTTTTGTCTTTTAAATCTTCTAAAATTAATTCATATCTTGCTTTATTTCTTTTAGACCCTTGAAATTTACATATCATTACTTCAAAAGTTTTATTGTTTAAATATTCTGTGGACATTTTACCTCATATTAATTCGTATCTTGCAATTTGTAGACGTTGTTCTTGAAACATCCGCTTACCTGTTACAGCGTCAATTAGACCTCCTTGATCTTTATAATTATAAAGATCAATTCCAGAATCCCTTGCAAGATCTAAAACATTTTCAACCCTTTGTTAGTTGGTTGGTTAATTGTTGCTTATTGTACATTCCTGTTCTGATCCTATAAGATAGGGAGAAACTTTGTTTTTTTATCAGATATAATTTCTACACCTTTCTTAAAGTGATGCAACTTTCTATAATAATTTTATGAAAGATGAAATAATTCAACATTACCTAAGATTATTAGAGAGTCCAGACGCTGAAAAATGTTATATAGACTTGAAGAAACACTATGATTCTATGGAAATGTCCCCAGAGTCTATTGGTCTGTCTCACTTGTTAAAGGAGAGGTTCAATGTCGTTGTCGATCTGCCTGCTGACAAAAAACAATAGTAAAACTATAGAAAAATGCTTAACATCTATATTTTCAATTGATTGCCAAATAGTAATAGGAGATTTGGGAAGCACAGATGACACTTTAAAAATATGCAAAAAATTTAATTGCGACATATACAAAATTAAGTGGGAAAAAGATTTCAGCAAGGCTAAAAACAAATTAATAGAAAAAACAAAATCAAAATGGATATTTTTTCTAGAGCCTTGGGAGTTCTTGGTTAAAGGGCATGACAAAATTCAGTTGCTAAACGAAGAAGATGCCGCTTCTACTGCGTATTTAATTCAAGTTATGCAAAATAAAAACATAACCAAAGAAGTTCGAATATGGAATGAAGATAAATCCTTGAAGTACAAAAACCCTGTTCACGAACATGTTGACATACAATGCTCGAACCTGATACCTGTTGTAGTGTTCTCGCAGGAAATTCAAAATCCTAAAGAGAAACTTGAAATTGTAGAAAATTGGATGAAAGACAGTCCCACACTATCAGGTCCCATTTACTACAAAGCATGCAACTTGTTGCGAATGGGAGAGTATGAACATTTTATAAATGAAGCAAACCGATACCTTTTCCAAGAAGGTCAAGGAAAATCAGTCGTCATGATGAAATACTATATGGCAATTGTTTTTTTAACTCATGAAAAAGATTATAAAAAATCAATTCAACAAATTTTACCGTGCTTGGCGGTAAGGCCGTTAATGGCAGAGTTTTGGTGTCTACTGGCTGATATTTACTATCAAATGAAAAATTATAAAAAAGCCAAAAGCTTATACTTAAATGGAATTCTAATGGGGGAAAAAAGACTATCGAACGATGACTGGCCAGTGGACATCACAAAATACAAAGAATATCCTAAAAAAATGATTTCAAGTTGTAATAAAATCTTAGAAGAAACTAAAGTTGTATATTAAATTTTTCCAAACGAACCATAAAAGTTCAAAGCTTGTTATAGATACAGTACTAGTAATTTTGGAAGGAACCGCACATGGATGTACAACAAATTAAAGAATTACAAGAATGTAAAAAAATGATGCAAAGTATTCCTATTGGAATTTATAAAACTTCCATTGATGGAACCTTTTTGAAAGCTAATGATTTCTGTGCTAGAATGTTTGGTTACAATAGTGCAAAAGAATTAATTGGCACAAACATAAAAGATATATACTGCGGTTGCCCAACAAGAGAAAAGCTTCTTGTTGATTTGTGCGACAATAATAATACTTTAGAAAATTATGAAGTACAATTTAAGCTATCAAACAAAAGAGGCAAAATGGGATGCATCCCTAGTGCCAAGGCTGGAGACCGTATATGGGTGGCAATCACCGCATCCCTGAACTGTGACAACACTCTCCATGGAACCATGATGTGCATCACAGAGAGAAAAAGAATAGAAGAAGAGCTAGAGTCTATAAAACAAAAAGAAACAGAGAGTTTAAAAAACATAGAGAATAAAGCAAAAGAAATGCTCTCGAAAGTAGCATGAAAAATCAGGTCGTTAACTACTTTTTAGTATATAACATCTAATTCATTTAAGACAACAGTCGCTTGATCTTCGAATCTGCAAACCGCTATTTGTTTTCTTCCAGGCGGTAGCGTTCTCAGCTTTTCTTCAAGCTCATCTATATGACAATTTATAACAGAAAAGTTGTTTTTGGAAAGAATCTCAACTTCCTTTTCTTCTTCATCCACTTTGGAAATTGATAAATTTGGATAGTACTCTTTCAATTCCTTTTTGCATTTTTTAATTATTTTTTTGTAAATCGGTACATTGCATGGACAGCCGGGATTCGACAGATATTTGACAACATCGTCTTGAAGCTCTATTGGCAGTGCATCTCTGAACCTGTGATCATTCAGAGCCGCCTTTACATCCATCAGTCCTATCTTCTTCATATTTTCTTCTTCTGTTTTCCTGTTGTTCTAAAATTTCCAAATTCACTTCAAGAGTTTCTTTTTCATAAATAGCTTTTTCTCTAATGGCATCTATATCCGCCTGTGGATCATCTATCTTTTTGGGAAAAACTACCCTGCCACAATTGGGGCATTTAAATCTTTTTTTTCTAATTTTATCTTTTGATAAAATTGTTTTTTTCTCTTTTTTGTCAAACTTTGGTATTTCTCTTTGTATGTTCGAGGTTTTAACTTCCGTTAAATTTTTTATATCTCCCCCATCTGTTATCTTCTTCCAATTACAAATTTGACAATATAATTGATACATCAAACTTCGCCTTCATCGTCATTAAGATCAATATCAACAACAGACCTTGCTTCAAGATAGTTAAGGAATGTGGCCGCAAGCGTTGACAAAAAGCTTCCTGCACACCCACAAGCGAACACGACAAATGGATCTTTGTCCACTATCGCCCAACCCAGTGCGAATCCGCACCAAGTTCCTGAGCATTGGTAACATTCCAAAATCTTGTAAAGATATTTTGGTAATATTTTCTCAAATAACCACCTTATAGGGGCAAATATACTAGAGTCAACAATGATGTGAGTCATCCCAATCACCGATAGTGAAAACAAAAACAAATTCATAGCGAGTGCTCCTTATTAAAAATTAACGCCAAAAGGATATATAAGTTTGACAACCATCCGTATACGTCGTAAAGTTTTCGAGTCCTTGAATGTCATTCAAATCGATTTCCAACCTAGACGTAGAAAAATTATAGTTTTTAGCTGTGTGATAATCTAATTTATCAATAGTAATTGAAGTTTTAAAATAGTTCTCTAAAGCAGAGATGTGTTCATTTTGCAGGCAATTAACAAAGTCAATTAACGTCCGTTTCCCAAGTTGCCTTAAAGAGGGACTCATTTTTGAGAGCTTCCATTGATCATATTGGTGTTTGAACTCTGGAAACTTCTTAATAACGCCACTCTCAAAGACTAATTTTTCAATATTATTCAAATTTAAATTAAGCATACTATGATAGTATAAAATAAATTTCTAGAAATTTCTAGGGGAGATATAAAATTATGGCAGAAGATACATTCCGTCAAGACAGACAACCAGTTAATCCATCAGACGTAGAATCTGGTGATAACCCAATGAATGCAGGGCAAGCTGTTCGTGAAGCTGTTGCTGCCGAAACGGGAGAAACTCCGCAACAACCTGCTGGAGATAAAGGAGTTTCTATTTCCGGGAGCGTCCCTCAGCAGTTTTTACAAGCGCAGCAAAACGTAAAAGGCGAACAAGGACCCTCTAAAAACGGTCCTCAACCAAGGCCAGAGCAACAGTATTCTGATTCTCCTAATCTGAGAACTACCGGAAGCAATCGGCTGGAAGAGTTGATTAGTGCTGTATCAGGGGCAACTTTCAACTATGAAGAAATCAATTTGCCATCAAAGGGAAAATTCTATGATGGCACAGATGGTCCTACTGATGGGGTTGTTAAGGTCCGTCCGATGACAGGTGCAGAAGAGCAAATTCTAGCCACTCCGAGATTCGTCAAGCAGGGAAAAGCTATTGACATGATATTCAGAAAGTGCATGCAGGATGATTTCGATACATCCAAGTGGCTCAGTTCTGATAGAACATATCTATTGTTGTTTCTAAGAGGCATATCCTATACGCCAGAATACGACGTACAGCTTACGTGTCCTTTTACAAATAAAAAGTTTTCCACCGTGATTGATTTAAACAGCTTGTTTGTAGATGAATGCCCTTATGACTTTGATTTGAACAGCTTAGGAGACACGCTTCCAACTAGTGGCCTTAACTTCTCTTACAGATTGGCAACTGGAACGGATGACATCAAAGTTCAAGAATACAGAGAAAGAAAGAACAAGGAATTTGGAGGCGTAGAACAAGCTGACGATACTCTTCTCTATAGGACTTCGCTTTTAATTACAGACCTAGAAGGTCTGACTAATCAGCATGAAATTCTAGAATTGCTCAAGAGACTTTCAGTCAATGATGTTTCCTACCTTAGAAATTCTGTGAATGAGCCGCCTTTTGGTGTAGACACAACGGTTGAAATTACAAGCCCATTCACAATGGAGGAATTTGAGGTAGAACTGCCTTTGGAATCAAATTTTTTCTTCCCAAGGGCAAAGAAGAAAACCCGAACGACCCAGTAGGTGAACTAGCAACTGATCCGTCGATTATTCTTTGGGAAAACTTAATGGAAGAAATATTTTTCTTCCAGTATCATCTTCGGATGGGCAGGGCACAATGTTTGCAAATACCTGTCAATGAACGGAAGTGGATAATTGAGCGATTTATAAAACAAAAAAATCGTGAAAACGAAGCGATGGAAGCAGCTAGAAGAAAAGCTAAAAAATAAGGTTAGTTAAATGTCTAAAGAAAGATTTCAAAACCCCGTTGTCGGTGATGAATTAAAATTACGAGTATTTGCATATAATTCAAATAACTATCGTAATTTTAATTCTGTCACTAAGGTGGAAATATACGCTTTTGATGACGAAAAAACAGCAGCGAATCCAGATGGCAAAAGGTTAGTTCAAACTATAGAGTCGGCAGATGTTAGCCTTGATTCTACTGGACAATATTCAACATCTGTTGAATTGGAGCAAGCAGTCTACACAATAGGAAGGTATTCAGATGTCTGGACTGTTGAGGTTGAATCTGGCGAAACTGAGGCTCAGATTGAGAACAGCTTTGAAATCTTTCCTGACCTTTGGTTCACTTCTCCTGTTCCTGTTGTGTATGGATTTGATTTTTCTTTTAGACCAAATAAAATTAGACAAGGTTCAAAAAATTATTTAATAATAGACATTACTCCAAATGTCCCTAAGACTAGCGATCTGAATAGGTATTATCAAAACTTAGCTATAGTGTCTCCTCTTAAAGTGTCTATCGAACAAGAGTGTGGAGAATGTATGCCTGCTGAACAGGACCTCAGATTAGTAGTAGATTGCGAACTTGTAGAGCTTAGAGAGAAATGTGTTGGGTACTATTACCTTGACACGACTGAGATGGATTGTGGGATTTATAACGTTTGGTTTCAGATGGATTTTGGTGACACTGTACATATTTCAGACAAGCAGCAGGTACAGATATACTAGTGACGGTTTCTTCCTTAGCCCGACCGGCCCCGACAATTGCATTGTTGGGGTTTTTTTATAAAAATAGCCCCGTTCAGAGCAACAAAGGTTGAACGGGGCTTTTTGCTGCTTGTTATCCTTCCATGGCAAGCGCACTCCAATATTATTTATACTTATGAGCCTGTTTTTTGCTTTACAACCAAAAATTTCATGGTATCATGGCACAACCATGAAAAGATACATATTCAAAAAAAGACTTTGTTGGGCGTCTAAAAAATCTTCCCCTTACATGCACGGGAATGTGAGAAGATGGAAGAACTACATGCTCGTAGAGTACATTGATGGGCAAAAGCCTAAAAGGGAAAAAGCAACTATTTCAGAATTCAAGAAATACTCCGCAAATCCTATTGCAGGATACAACAAAGAAGCTAGAGAATCTTTCTTGAAATTGATGAAAAAAGCGAACAGTTAAAAATCAAAAAAGAATTTGTCATCAAAGCCTAAGAGTTTATCTAAATTAAAAGCCACCCAATCTCTATAAATCAAAACGTAATCAGAAGCAACTATCTGTTTAGATGTCAACTCTGATTCTACTACGTCTCTCTCAACAAAGACAAGTCTTGGCTTTCTATCTTTTTTCCACACAAGCATAGGATGCCTTCCAGATCTCTCCGAATCATCCAATGCCTGCTGCAAGAAGGTGTCTAGTTCTTTGTGACCTTTGTCAAAAGCGGAATTGAGGTCAATATCGTTATAGCCGCCTTTAGATTCTATTGTGAACTTGAAATTCTCTGGACAGGTTATGTCACCAGAAAAAGTATCTTTAGCATGCTTTGGAAGATTGGACACTTGACCCCATCGATTCCCTGATCCAATAGATCGAGAAAACTGACCCCAAGATGGATTTTCGGAAATTAGTTTTGCAAATCTCTTATTCAAAGCCTTGCAAAGCTCTCTTTCAACCCTTTTCCCTTTTTGCCCTGTTTTTATTTTCTTAGGCTTTGTATTTTCCCAAATTGGTTCAATTTCATAGTCGTCCATAAAATAATAGAGTTATTGCTTAAGAATTCTTAAAGTCCCATTTAAATCGACTCCAGTTGACTCCAGTGCGTACAATAATTCAAGCATTTCACTTTCTTCCATTGATCCCTCGATAAGTTTGTTTTCTGCAAGGGTTTCTATATCTTCTAGCATAAACTTAATTGATTTTATACTGTCGCAGATTCTTTCTAAACCGTCTTTGTCCGTGCATATGCCATTACTGTAAAAACAATCGATTTCTTCGCACTTTTCAGGACTGGAAAATACAGGATCAACTTTTCTGTCTAACTCTGTGTTTAATTTGACTGGATTGGGTTTGTATTTTTTTATAACATTTTCTGATTCATCTAAGTTTGAATAAATTTCATCATTAACAGTATTTTTAACTATCGGAATAAGGGATTCTGTGTGGTCCCATTCTTCGGTTCCTTCAAAATGAACCTTAAACTTACTTAAATCTATCTTGTTATTTTCTGATAATTTAAATCTCCAAATCTCTTCTGTTGGGAGTTCTACCATTTTAAATTTTTTTATAAAATTCTTCAACAAAGAACAATTGTCTACAGCTTCAGCCCATATTTCTGGGGTAGATACGAAAAACAATTGCCCCAATTGCTTTCTTAAATCTACAACCCAATTAGGGCGATGCTCGTTTCTTGAGATCCACAACCTTCTTTCGTGCTTGCTCGTCTTTTCTCCAACTGCTATTGCCATGTGGGCCTCAAGAACTTGTGACCATATGTTCATAAACCCAGAAGTATCATTCTTGTTTGAATTCAAATGTGCGTGCTCAAATATTCTTAACAATATTTCTGAATCGCAACCAGAGGATACTTCATACCTCTTTTTTAAAGTTCTGTACTGGCAATCTGACACCCTGCCGTTGTGAATCAGACCTATTGATTTGTCGCTATTTACGAAGGGATGATTGTTGGAGTTCACAAATGGAGCACCGACACCTTTTGAAGCACCCCTCGCATGAGTTAAAAGAATGTCAGGATTCATCTTGGATATTTTTTTCCAAGTTTCTCCTTTTATAAACGTGCTAGAAGTAATTGGCTCTTTGTGATATAGAATTTTTCCGCTATCTTTTGAAACCCCCCAAAAGCCAGAAGCATCTCGACCTCTGGATTCTATACAACTAAATAAATTTGTAATTAGAGAATATGTTATATCAGGATGCTTACTTTGTCCTATATAACCGCTTATGCCGCAAATGATGCACCTCCAAGTTAAAATAATTCACGCAAACAGTCATCTGACTTGAGTGTGATGGCATAGTCTTTAAAACTATTATCTTCTTCTTTTATTATACTTTCTCTATTGAATAATTTCCACCACACTTTCGTAGGTTTCATTTCATTCAAAAGCTCCAGTACCTTTGAAACTTCATAATCTGAACAAGAATACACATCAAACTGAACCAATGGCGGATCTGCCTTGTCCCAAACATGCAAACTGCAATGGCTCGTTTCAATCATAACAACTGCGGCAATGCCGCAGTTGTTTTCTTTATTTACATAGTGGACATGAGGCCCTCCATTTGGGCAAATGACCATCCCAATCGAATCAACCAGTTTCTCCATCCAAGTAAATGCAGATTCAGTGGTTTTTATGGGATTCTGGACTTCTGCCCTTATCATTAGGTGCTTGTGACTTATCATGTTATGAATTTCTATCCTTGTGGCAAAGAAAGCCGCTGTGCTTGTCTTGGATCGACAGGAGCAGGTTGCTGAGGCTGTGAGGGATCGACAGGAGCAGGTTGCTGAGGCTGTGAGGGATCGACAGGAGCAGGTTGCTGAGGCTGTGAGGGATCGACAGGAGGCTGCTCTGGCGTTTCTGGTTCAATCGGAGGCTGAAGTGCCGAATCTTGGTCTTGTGGCTTTCCGGCCTCAGGAGGGGTTCCCAAATCTTGAATCGGGCTTCCCATATCAGATAACAATTTTTCTATAATTTGGGAAGATTTTGACATAATGTCCAAGAGTTCGTCTCCTTTTTTTTCTTCCATTGCAATTGATATTGCTACTGCGACTTTCTGAAGGGATCGTTGCACATCCTTCGATCCTTTTGAAATGTTTAAAATTGGCTTTATTTGATTGATAACTTTTTGTGCATAAGTTTCAATGTCTCTGCTCCCAAGTCCGTCTTTATCTTCTTGGGTAGCGTGCAATATGCTCAAAATACCGCCTATTTTTTCACTTAAATATTTGCTGTCTTCGTTTAGTAAAAATTCTCTAAATTTCATGATATATCTCTTTTATGCTTTACTTATATACATTTTAAATGCAATTTTACCCAAGCTCTTGCTTCGGCCTATTGTGTTTTATTGGTTGTTTCAAGCCTTTGCATTTCTTTTTTACACACCTTACAGATTTCCTTGCTTGTTTCAAAGAGTCGGCAGTTCCTTGGTCTACTAATTCTTGAGCAGAATTAAGATGGATATGATCGTAAAATGGTCCATCTATGCTTTCAATAGTTCCATCTTCGTTATAATTCTGAACTTCTTCCTTTGGAACGTGCCAACATGTAAAGCATATTTTAGAGTAATTTCTACCATCTACGAATGGAGTTTTTTTACAACTTACAATTGCTAAATCCATAAAGTCTTCACAGATTGGGCAAAGGTCGGATTTCTTCAATTTATTTTTCATACTCGAAAAGCTAAACAGTTATCAATAAGACCTTTGAACAAAGGTGCAGGATTCACAATTGAACTCTTAAACTCTGGGTGGGCTTGGGTTGCTATAAAATATTTATGATCTGTTATTTCAACAATTTCAACCAGTCCACTCTTTGGATTTACTCCAGATACTAACATCCCATGTTTTTCCAAGTCATTAATATAATCATTGTTTACTTCGTATCTGTGCCTGTGTCGTTCGCTAATTGTTTGCTTGCCATACAGAGAATGAGCAACAGAATTTTCGGTCACAACGCAATCATATGCTCCCAATCGCATGGTTCCAGACTTTTTCTTAAGATCTTCTTGTCCTTCAACATAGTTGATAACTGGGTGCTCGCACTTTTTATCAAATTCTAGACTACTTGCTCCCTTTAGCCCCATCACATTTCTAGCATATTCAATTACAGCACATTGAAGACCTAAACATATTCCAAGAAATGGAACATTGTTTTCACGAGCATACTTGATTGCTTTTATTTTTCCTTCTACTCCTCTTTTATCGAAACCGCCAGGCACAATGATTCCATCTAAATCCTTAAAATATTTTTTAACATTTTTACACGCCTCTAAGTCTGAAGAATTGATCCATTCGATGTTGACATTCACATCTTGTGCCAAGCCAGCATGCATTAACGCTTCTTTTAAAGAAATATAAGCCTCATCGCAATTCTCATATTTACCAAATATTCCAATTGTTATATTTCGATTAGTTGGATTATTGGCTTTCTCAACTAGCTTCCTATACTGGCCTATTCTACAACCTTTTCGTTTTAAACGAAGTTTATCTACAATCATGTCGTCCACTTCACGATTATAAAACTCAATTGGAACCTGATATATTGTTTTTACATCTGGTGCGTCGAAAACAGCTTGGATTGGCACGCCGGTGGTGTCAGATACCTTTCTTATTATGTCTGATGGCACATCCCTATCAACTCTGCACAAAAGCATGTCTGGGTTGAGTCCGTGAGACTTGAGGTCGATGAGAGACCTTTGCAGAGGCTTTGTTTTAAACTCCTTGATTGTGGGAACCCACAAAATTGGAGACACCATGACAACCATGCAGTCATTTTCATACTTTTGTTTGAATCTGGCTACAGCCTTGAAGAAGGGATCAGATTCAACATCTCCAACAGTTCCGCCGATCTCGGCAATTACGATATCCGCTTTTTTTCCCAAGTTCAAAAGTCTTTCAGATATCTTATCTGTAACATGAGGCATGACTTGAATCGTATGTCCAAGCCATTTTCCATCCTCTTGTTCTTCTACTAACTCTTTGTATATCGTTCCTGCTGTGCATATGTTTTCAGCCCCTACTGTGACTCCTGCGATCCTTTCATAGTGCCCCAAATCGAGATCTGTTTCTGTTCCGTCGTCGCACAGAAAACATTCGCCATGCTCACGAGGAGCTAAAATTCCAGCATTAATGTTCAAATAAGGATCAAACTTTATCAGTTCAACCGTGTGTCCTCTTTGCTTGAGAAGTAATCCAATTGATGCTGCGGATACGCCTTTTCCAGTTCCGCTAATTACTCCGCCTGCTACGATGATATACTTACTCAAAAGATCACGCTCCTATTTGATTAGATTTTTCAAATTATTGCCAATATTATAGTTTTATGCAAGCTTAAAATAAAAAAGCCCTTCAATTTTTGAAGGGCTTTTTGCTTTTTGAAAAATTAAATAAAGCTAAATAATGTCACATTTACCACCAGCACAGGCAATTGTTTCCATTGGCTTGGTCGTATCTTCTTTCTCAATTAGTTGAGTATAATCAATATCCTTATACTCTCTCTGAAGGTCTAGCCACTTCTTCCAGTTGTTTACTTCTTTCAAAAGGTAAGTGCATTTTCGAACATCGTCTTCACAATATCTCTTTGCAAATTGCTCGACTCTTCTGACCCAATCGATTTTCTTCTCATAAATTTCAGTTTCTTCCTTCCACGCCTGAAGTGCAGCGATGGTGTATTCCTCAGTTGTGTTTTTTTCTAGTTGTGAGTTCTCTGGGAACAAAGGCTCTTCAAGAGTTTCAAATCCTAAAACAGTGTTGCAGGCTTTCCATAAATCATCTTCAAACGCATGCAAACCACCTACAATCAACCCACTTGCCATCAAAGACCCTTCTCCATACATTTTAAGAATTTCTCTTGGGGTGTGAACATTTAACATAGGTGCCTGAGTGTAATCTAAATCTCCAGATTGAGGAAGTAAAGCGATTCCTGAAAAATAGTTTCTGTTTTTGTATATGTAACCAGAAACTTCATCCCACTCTTCAGGGCGAACATTTATCGTATTGGAAACATTGTGTGTCAACCAATCTTGAGTGCAAAGTTCTTTTTGCTTTCCGCTTTCTACCCAATTGTTATAGGTTGACTTAACGCACTCCAACAAGCTCAACGCAGGCATGTCATTTTTAGTTTTTGCACCGTCTGGAACCTCTATGCAAAAAGTTATCACACCATCAGTGCTTTTGTATGCACTCTTTTCTACAGCACAAGGATTGTTTTCCTTGAAATATTGATAAACAGGCTCTAAAGAATTTGCTTGAACTCGTCTGAAGTATCTTCTGGCATGATGCGGATGGACTCCGCTTGCACTCCCAAGCATACAGCTAGTTGTTCCTGCTGGTTTTACACATGTGCATCTTGCGGCTGGATTGATTCCAATTTTAGCAGCCATTTCTTTATTGACTTTAACAACCAACTTTGCCATTTCTCTTTGAGTCTTAGGATCAAAGATAATGTCAGGATTGTCTTGCATTCCAGTTATAGAGACCCCAAGCAAAGCTTCTCTTTTGACAATGTTTTCTGTAGTTTTTCCGAGATAATCAAAACTAGCATATCCTGCCTGCAACGTTCCGATTATAGCCGCTGCTTTCGCTGCTATTTCAAAGTCTTCTTTTGACTTTATTTTTTTACCATTGATTTCGCAAAGATTGCAGAACTGCCACCCGCTTTCTCCTGTTTTTTCATCTACAGGCCACATTCCGATTTCAACGCACTGTCCAACTACACAGCCATTTGCAATAACAGTATTGGTTTTTGGTTGTTTCAAACAAAAAACATCATCGGTAGAATCATACTCGATTGATTCTATTTTTGTTTTAAATCTCTCTGGCTTTCTGCAATCCTTACCTCGGATTTCCCAAAAACTTTCACAGATTACTTTTTTGCGACCAATCCAATCAACTTTTTCATCAAAAACAATTGCATTTGGTCGGTTCATGATCAAGTCATAATTTGCTTTGCAAAAATAATCTTTCTTTCCACCGCTTCCATCGGGAAGAAGTCGATGTCCTTCCTCACGTCTAAGGCAGATGTTTGAAACTATTCCAAAATTAGAAAGAATATTCTGCACTTCCTGAAGCAATTTTTCATTGCTTTGGTTCAGCCTATAAGAAAGAGTGGCCTTTGTTCCATGGCCTGACATTTGTGTACTGCCATCTGCAAAAAACAACCCTTGCAAGTATCCTTGAACAAACTCTCTAGAGCCTTGCCAAACACATTCTGGCAGTTTGTTTTTTATAGATCGTGGGTTTTCAATTCCAAGAACTTCAACAAGAAATCTATAAAGTCGGCTTCCGCCAATTCTATTTTTGTCTGTTGTTTCGTTTGTTGTTTGATTAACCCACTCTAAGCAGCCGTATTTTCTACCGCCATTGCTTAGGCTGGGCAATTCCATAATCTCGTCATTTACAACGCTTTGAATAAGCCCTAATTGACCAAAGTCATCTTCCCAAACATCAATAAATGCTTCGTTGAAAGGTTTGTTGTTTTTTTCTTTCGTGGAAAAAGTACCATCACCAGTGATCATTCCAAGAATAAGCCCTTGAGAATAAGATCCACGATCTCCCCACGAACCTTCTTCTGATTGAAGGAGAATTTCATCTCCTTCAACCATATCTTTTAGTTGAAGCCTGCCTCTTGTTGTTGGAAATTCATGATTTAATGTCACTTTGACAGAGTGCCCATGCTTGGTGCGAACCTCATAAATATCTGCATTCTTTTGAGTCAGCTTGACTCTTGACGCAGGAAGTAATGAAACACCAGTGTTTTCTAAGTTTAATTCATCACCGGCACCAGCCCGATTATCTGCAACCACTTCGTTAAGCTGGCCAGATTTATAAAGGCTCTCAATCCCAACGAGTCCATCTTTGGTGGCAATACGTGTATCTTTATGAAAGCACGGATTTGGAAGCTGTTCCGTGCTGTCGCTAAAGTAAAAACCTGGCTCTCCAAACTGCTTCACAGCAGTCATAATTTTTTCAAATTCATCTTTTGAAGTTTCGTTTCTTAGCAACAGTGCAGAGTTGTTAGATCGTGCTCGTTGAGGGTTATCGACAAACCAATTCCCCGTTTTTGCATTAATCATGTCTTCATCGTCTGGTGCGAAAATGCAAATGGTTGCAGATCTACGAACGCCACCAGACAAAACCGCATCACTAGCGTGCATAATTACATCATATGCATCGATTGTCCTCAGACGTGTGTGGCCTTGCTTTACACGCTCATCAAGCATTTCCCTAATCGTTTTCAAAGCTTGTATCAGAGGTTCTGGACCAGGAGCTTTTCCAACTCCTGATGCCAAATGTGCTCCTTTGGGTCTGATTTGAGAAAAGTCAAATTTAACATTGCATCCTTTCCAGTCGAGGTAGTCAGGATGAGGCATATAAGTGGCCAGCAAAATTCCTAGTGAATCTGCCCAGCCTTCAATTGTATCTGGGACTGTGAATATTCTTTCTTTACGGGAACTGAGTCCACGTTCACCATTTAAATTTTCCACAAAGTCGGGTAGTTTTCCAATGTGGTGTTTTTGAACAGAAAATCCTGTTCCACATCCACAAAGCAAAAGCCAAAAGCACTCTTGAAAAAATCTCATCCGATCACAAAAAGAAACAGTGCAATTATACATTCTTGCATTTTTCTTTTCTATGGGAGTGCCTCCGAACTGCAATGCTCTTTGTGATCCTAATACTCTTTTATCTTTAGAAATCTTAAACGCCCACCTAATGTCTTCTTCAACTTCTGGGTACTTCCTAATGTGCATGTCTTCGACTCTACCGCTCGCTTCATTCCATGTTTCTCTTCTTATTTCTTTTTTGTTGTAACGTGCGTATTTTGAATAATACGTATAATCTTGCAATGCACGAATTGACATATTTTGTCCTCTTTTTTTTCTTTTAAAAATTATTTAAGTTTTATATTTGAGTGTATGGGGAACATTATCTAAAGCTTATGATTTGTTTTTTTATAAAAAAAAATCATTATTAATTACGGTCATCACAGAGCGTTGTGAATCCGTTAATTTTCTTTAAATTAATACTTTTACAACCAGATAACATGTCCAATAAATCATGGTCATGAGTTGTAACAAAGACTTGTTTATGATTCGATAGTTCGACAATCATATTGTAGACGCCTTGGACACCAATTGGGTCGATGTTTGTGGTAACTTCATCCAAAAATACTAAAGATGGTGAAGCCCCAGAGTTAAGCATCATGACGTGTGCAAACGCTTGAGAAACAGCTAAATTAAGCCTTCTCCTTTCGCCGCCGCTCATTGCGTAGTAAACAAAAGGATCGCCATCTTTTGGATTTCTATCAATGGTTTCTTCAAACTGATTGTTGAAAGATAAAGAAATTTTTCCATCAATTAAAAATTGTAACCAATGGGACACTCTAGAGTTAAGTGCTGGCACTATGCCGTCTACTACAATCTTCCTAATTCCAGAATCTCCAAAAGCTTTAACCCAGAATTCATAGTAAGGCAATTCTTTCTCAGCTTTTTTCAATTCTGTTCTTTTAGATAAACATTCCTTTTCTTTGCTTAAAAACTCTTCTTTACATCTCTTGATGATTGCTTCATAGGGAGACGTTCCTTTTATTTGCTCTTCTATATTTACTATTTGTTTTTTTGATTCATCTATTTTAGAAGTTAAAACCGCTGTTTGAACATCGCCTTCTGGCTTTTCTATCTTCTCTAAGATAGATCTTCTATTTCTAAAGTCGTCTATCTGCTTTGAATGTAAACGATAATGGTTTTGTCCAGTATTTATGCTTTCGTTTATTTTAGATATCGAAGATTCTTGTTTTTGAAAAGCCGCATCTTCTGTGTTCTTTTGCGTTGTGAGATTGTTTATCTCTGAATTCTTCGATGATATAATCTCTTTACATGAATCTACTAAAGAAATGTAATTTTCTTCTTTGACAAATCCCAAGCATGTGGGGCATTTGGTGTCCTTCTTAGATTCATAATTTTCTATAGTTTTTTCATTTTTAGAAACTTCTCGTTGCAAAGATGCTATAGAGCTTGATAGTGAGTTTATTTTATTAAACGAATCATTTTTTAAAACAGATTCAGAATTTAACTTTTCGGTAGCCTTGTCCAACAAAGTCTTAACCTTTGCTAGAACTGAATCTTTTTCTTTAATTGACAAATCAATGGTCTCTATTTCCTCTTGGGCACTTCTGTATTCATTAATCGCATCGCCCAAATCCGTTTCGGCTAATTTTAACTTTGTTTTTTCTATAAAAGCCTTTAATGTGACTATCTCTTGTTCTTTATCTTTTTTCCAAGATACTTCTTCTTCTTTCGCTTGCTTTAACCTATTGTCGCACGATGTTTTATCACCAAGAACTCGATCATACTCAGATGAAATTAATTTTATATTTTCTTTAAATTCATTTCTAGACTTTTTAGCGGTCTCAGAATAATGCCTATATTTGTCTAAGCTTAATAAGTTTTCTACGATTTGACGTTTAGTTGGAGTATCGCATTCTAAAAAAGATCCAGAGTTATTGTCTGTAAAGACAGCCACATTGACAAATGTTTGATAGTTTAAACCAATCTTTTCTTCTATTAACTTCTGAGTAGCGGGCATGCCTCCTAAAGAAATCTCATGTTGGTCTGCCCATCCTTCATTATCAATTTGACTCCAATCTCCGTCTGGAGACTCCCAAATTCTCAATGAATCAGGCTTTCTAGTTCTAATAACTCTAAAGTTATCCCATCTGGCCTCTGTTCTTAATTTCTTCCCAGTCTTATTATTAATCACATTATTGTGACTTAATTTGTTGGGTTGCTTTATTGTTTTGCCATAAAGGGTATACACAATCGTTTCTGGTATTGAGGACTTCCCAACGCCATTTGAAGACACTTTCTCTTCTTCTTCGAAAACATCCATGTTTTCTCCACGAATCAAAATGATATTTCCGTATTCTGTAAGGTCTACCTCAATACCTTCAGGCCCAAAACAAAGAAAGTTTTGTGCTGCAACAAAGTTAAATTTCAGATCTATCATGAATACATCTCCATTATTTCATCTCTATATTGGGTTCTTTCCCATTGGTGGAAAGCAAAGTAAGGCATATCCGTTTCAGAATTGTAAACTAATCCGTCTTTTTTCATTTTTGTACATTCAACCCACCCTTGCTTAACGCCTTCTCCTGTCAAGCAAAACGGATCGTCTTGAGGATAATAAAGCTTGTAAATGGGGTCTTTCTCTAAAAAGAAATAAAGATAATTAAGAGTTGCCTGTTCACTTAATTTTGTAACAGTTCTGATAGAATTTGACCACATTAATAAACATAGATTTTTCAATTCTTCTGGACTTCCTGCGATGAATCCAGAATTAATTATTGGCCTTTTAATAAAAGGCATTTTGAATTCATCTACATTCATTTGCAGTCGAATTTGATTCTGAGAATTCCATTCGCTTTTGTAGTGGACACTTCCCTCGCAACACAAAAGAACGTATTTCTCAAGTTCTTGGTGGCTCATTGATTGTTCTTCACCCAGATTCGTGAATGGCCTGTCACCTTCTGCACAAAGTTGCCTCATGTAAAAGTAGTCAGAAGGATTTTTTTGGAAGAGTACGTCTTTTGAGTCTGTCATTATGATGTTGTCATAATTGTCCCCGTTCTTTATTAGCCATTCATAAAGCAGTAAAAACCTGTCTCTTACAACCAAATGAACTCTATCTTTCTCCGTCATCACTATCTTGTAGTCCATTGACAAAAATTTGTCATGGATTTCATCATCGAGATCGTGACTAAACAGAACAACGTCGCCCTTGAAGCCAGATCTTCTAATAGAGTTTAGAAATATATTGAATTCCGGTAAGCGGCAGAAATCGTAACCACTAGCCCAAGAAATTATTGCGTCTTTCATTTTAAAATCTTACTCTGACTGTAATATATTCTTACCAATTTCTAGCAGATGTTCTTTTTCCAGTGTGTCCAAACCAGAACCCTTCTCTACTTCATCAACGTATTGATCTAACATTTCTTCTTCTTTGAACAAAATAGCCTTAGCATCCTCGACTATGTGTTCTTCTTTTTTCTTTGATGATTGCTGAATTTCCAAACTGCCGACATCGTTGTCTTCAGTCAGCTTTTGCCTCATCTCTATAGTTTTAGAATCAGATATATCTTCCACAAGAACTCTGATAAAATTATTATCTAAAACATATTTTTCCAAATCGGCTTCTGGAATTATAAAATGCTGAGGACTGAATGTGTTTCTGATATATTCTTTGTCGTTGTTTTTTAAATCGAATTGGACTATGTGTTTGTGTTGAAAAGCCTCTCCAAAACTCAACTGCAAAGGGCTTCCTATGTACTCAGTATTGAAATCCAACTGTTGCTCTGCGTGGTAGTGTCCTAGAAATACCTGATTCCATCCGTCAAATATTTTAGTGTCAACTTTGATCATGTCTCCATCGTGTTCAATTGAAACTTCTGAACGAGTTCCGTGGAGTCTGTTCCAGACAGCATTATCAATTGCTATATGCCCGACTAAAACTTTGTTCTCAGACTTATTTTCTATTTTTCCAAGATCTTCAGGCGGATTGTGCGTGTACGGAAGAAAGCTAACCTGAAATTCTTCTCCCTCAGAGTTCGAGCAAATAGTTCGAGTACAGGGTTCTGAAATAATTTCAACGCCATCTATAGCAGCAAGGGGGTACACGCTAGACACATCATGTTTTTTAAGGTGCCACAAATCATGATTGCCCAACAAAAGCCAAATTTTGGCTTCGCCGTTGCCCTTTCTCCATTCTGATATCTTTTTGTCAAATATCTCGAATGTTCGCTGATAAGTTAAGACATCTATTTTTTGCCTGTCATGGAAAAGATCGCCGCCAAAGAGAATGTTTTCAATTCCTCGTTCGATGGCAGTATCGAAAACCCATTCCAAAACTTTTAGACAATCCTCAAGACGTTCTGTTTTTCGCTTGTGAGGATGGATATGCAAATCAGAAAACAGCAAAACTCTTCCAACTGCATTGGGGGTTTTGTCCACCATATATCACCACTAGTAAAAAATAATATGTTTATTTAAAGCTGAGGATTCTCAACTTGACCAGTGGGGGCCATTCCCGGTTCTTGCTGTTGAGGGGAACTTAACATATCTAAATTTTCTTGTCCAGATTGATCTACTTCTTTTTCTTTTTCTTTTTCTTCATCTTCTTTATCGTTAACAGGCTCTCCATTTAATATTTTATCTAAAACATCCCAAACAGAATTAGGTTTAAATTGTATTGGTGGTTGAACGCCGCCTGGTGCTCCTCCACCCATCCCTCCCATAGGGTCCATTGGGGGTGCTCCTCCACCCATCCCTCCCATAGGGTCCATTGGGGGTGCTCCACCCATAGGGTCCATCGGCATTCCACCGCCCATAGGGTCTCCCATCGGCATTCCACCGCCCATAGGGTCTCCCATCGGTGCCATATCTTCTTCTGATACAATAAAGTCTTTAAAATTCATGATACATTATTTATGATTAAAATCGAAATTCTACTAATTTAAAATCGAAGGATCTAAAAATGAACAATAAAATAAAAGCCCTATTAAATATCAACGACCCAAGGATGAATTCTTCTCGTCTAATGAACCATTACCACCTTGTTACTCAAGTGCTGGAATATGGCGTGGAAGGCGATGTTGCTGAATTGGGGACATGCGACGGATTATCCACAAGAGTAATAGCGGCAGTAATGGAGTGGCAAAAATCTGACAAAGATCTATATCTACTTGATTCATTTCAAGGATTGCCTGATTTTTCCGAAAAAGACAAGCCTAGCCGAGGTGGTCCATGGAAATACGAAAATCATCCTTGGGCAAAACCCGGCATGTTTGCAACATCACCAGACGTTCTTCTTAAAAATCTTTCGGTATTCGATCTATTAGGATGCAAAAAAGTAATTCCAGGCTGGTTTGAAAATACAGTTCCAAAACATCTTCCCGATCAAATATGTTTTGCACATTTAGACGGAGACTTGTATGAATCTATTAAGACAAGCATTGAAGGCGTCTATCCTAGACTGACAAAGGGTTCTGTTTGCGTGATAGATGACTATGGTTTAATAGATTTTCCTGGAGCAAAAGAAGCCGTGGATGAATTTTTAAACGACAAACCAGAAACAATAAATGATTTAAATGTAAAAACACTTCAAGGATCAGTACATGCCTATTTCAGGAAAAAGTAAAATATACAAAGTTGTTGCCGTAACACCGGCAGGACGAAAGAAAAACTTAAAACTATTAAGAAAATATGTAGAAAAGTGCGACATCATTGATGAGTGGCAAATCTGGCTTAATACCGATAACCCAGAAGATGTCGATTATATTCATCAAATGAAAAGTGAAAATCCAAAAATAGAAATAAAAGAAGCAAATGATAAGGCTTGGGAGTTTCCTGAAGAACAGCACAAATTCTGCTCCCACAGAGATCATGGGTACAGATGCTATAGAATACACAACTTTTTCAAATATTGCAGAGATGAAAATGCAGTCTATATTAGATTCGATGATGATATCTGCTACATGCAAGATAACGCAATCGAAGAACTACTGAAGTTCAGAGTCGAAAACGAAGAATATCTGCTGGTCTATCCGCTGATCGTGAATAGTCCTTTTTTAAATTACATTTTATATCAAAGAAAAGTCCTAGATTTGGAATCCCTGAAAGATTGCAAATATGAATGGAACTGTACAAACTGCTTTTATAAAGGCAGAGCTATATGCGATATACATAATCAATTCATTGAAGATGTAAAAAATAACAATTTAGAAAAATACAAAATAGGAAATGTCCTGCTTAGACAGCAGGAAAGAGTTCTCATTAATTGCATCAGTTGGTTTGGAGGACAATTCAAAAGTGTCGCAATGAATGAAGAATTAGATCTTACGAAGGCAATCCCTAAAAGACTAGGAAAAATAAACTGCGTACACGCAGGACCCATCATGGCACACTTCTCTTCTTATTATCAAAGATTTCAGCCTACTGAAAACTTAGATGATATATGGGACAAATATGAAAAACTCATATGAAAAACAACCATTCAGCAGAGAGTTCCTGCTCAAGCAAAAGAAATGCTGTCATAATGGATGCAAAAATTGCCCATACCCATTGTGCGAAAAGTGCAATGACTCTGGATGGGTTTGGTCGCATGAGTTGAACCACTATGATGGGCCAGCAAATGATCCACATGACTGCTATTCGGACGATACTCGATATCCATGCGATGAGTGTAATAGATAATAGAAAAAGCCCGCCGAATGGCGGGCTTTTTGCTCTTTTACTTTAACCTAGCTTCCTGCTAATTAGCAGGAGGTGCAGGTGCAGGTGCTTTTTGTGTTTCTGTTTCTGTTACAGTTGCAGTTGAACAACTATTACAACAACCATACGGTGGCAAAACAGAACGAACAACATTCACTGAGCCACGAAGAACTCTTCGAACCGGCTTGACCGTGCGAACTCGACAGGCTGTATTGCAAGCCATTGATCGAACGGGACGACAAGTTTTAACTCGGCAAACAGTGTTTTTCAACATTGTTCGAACTGGCTGACGACAGAACAATCCTGCATCTGCGTCGGCACTCATAATTGTCATGGTAGACAGAACAACTGCCGCCATTAACGAAAACTTAGCTGCGTTTTTCATAACTAACTCCTTACATTAAGTTACAGCACGTAATGACATAATAGTCAACATCGTTCCAAAGTTGTATAGATTTTTTCAGATCTGTCAAGTGGGTTCGGTGAGACTCATTAATTTTCCCAAATTGAATTCATTATGCCATCGGAGCAGTTGTGTGATAACGTTGAAGCATGTTAATATTTATGCTAACATGCTTCAAAATAAATGGGTTTCCTCTAATTTCGGAAAGAACAGAGATGAAAACTACGATAAATGAGATATTGCTTAAAAATAAGGCTTTAGTTAGTATGGCTGAGGGCCGAAGGCTTGTTTCTGATCAAGCTATAAAGCTAAATGGATTTCCGGTTCAAAATCTGAATATGGAACACGAATTCCATGTCGGAGACATTATTCAAGTCGGAAAAAAAATAAAAGTGGTTATAGAAAATGCACAAATCTGCACTGAAAAACGTTTTGATGTTCTATGAAAAATATTGCAAGAATGATCCGCTGTTAGAGGGCAAATCAGTTCTGGACGTGGGTTCTCTGGATATTCAGGGGTTTAACATGCGACCTATATTCATTGATCCTAGCCGCTGGAATCCTGCTGACGGTGGCGTTCCGGTTAAGGAATATATAGGGTTAGACCAAGATTCAGGCAGAAACGTCGATGTGGTTGGGTCGGCGCATGAAATGCCATTCAGCGATGAATCTTTTGATATAATAATATCATCTTCCTGCTTTGAACATGATGATATGTTTTGGGTTACATTCTTAGAAATATGCAGAGTTTTGAAAAAAGATGGATTAATTTATATCCAAGCTCCTTCCACTGGTCCGTATCATGGATATCCGACCGATTGTTGGAGGTTTTTAAAAGACTCTTGGAGCGGGCTTGAAAAATGGGCAAACAAAAACGAGCATAAAATCTCTTTAGTCGAATCGTATATCGACGAAAGCGACCCACTCTGGAACGACAATAGTGCGATATACAGGAAATACAAGTGACACTTGATGAAGATATCCAAACAGCATTGGAACTCCTAAAAACAGAGGAAAAAGAATGCTCTGATGGAACTGAAGAATGTGAATTTTGTGATTCTAGTGTTGGTCATATTTGTGAAAGCTGTTTTCTGGCAGATGTGATTTTGAGGATGAGAAACAAAATAAGGATGTGCAACTGTGAATGACTCAATATGGATAATGAAGCAATGGCTCGACAAACAGCTTGAAATCAAAGATGAGGAGATCAAGCGACTGACCGATAAAAATGAACAACTAGAGGCAATCTGCATCAAAGTATTAAGAAGGACTTCAATCGGTGACCAGTATTTCAAGCTTGACCGGGCTTCAGAAATCCGAGCAGCGTTGGTTGAATTAGAAGATTACTTTAGAATGACATGAAACTGGATGGAGTTGTATGATGACTAGAGATGAAGCGTGGAATAAACTCAATCGAATCGTTGCAAATCTCGTCTGTGGTGGTGATTTGGACGAAGAAGAAGCAGAATCTATTATTGATGCTGCACAACTAGAAGTTTCTCTCGAAGGAATACTTTACATCGCAGAAATCAACGGTATAGTTCTAGAGGATAACAATTTCAGGTACGTTCGTGTCTGATTCAAAGGCACTAAAACCTTTTAGGAGATATTGAAATGACTTTGACTATCGAAAAGAAAATTCGAAGCAAGCAAGACTTCGTTCAAGAATGTAATGATTGGTGTAAATCCTTTCGAAACGAAACGGATGTCATCATTAAATATGTTCGAAAAGGACCCACACCAGTTTGTTTAACTGAAACGAAAAATGGGTTTTCTGTAAAGATTGGAAAATCTGCTCCCGTTGGAGTATTGGCCGCTTACCGTGGAAAAGACGGTAAAGTGCGAATTGGGTGGGCACTTTGCCGAAAAAGTGAAAAGTTCTACTCAAAAGTCGGCCAACGATACGCCCTTGAGCGAGCAATCCCAGAGGACATGATGCTGGATATGTCAGTGGCCGGTCGTCCAGTCCCAAAAACTCTTGAAAATCCAATGGAAGAATTTATCGAAAGAACAAAGAGATATTTCAAAATATGAATGAAACAAAAATTTACGGAGTAGTCATCAATTCAATTCCTAAAAATGAAGATAACAGAGGTTTTCTGTTTGAATTGTTTCGGGATGATGAACTCAAAACTTTACACCAACCAGTAATGGCGTACATTAGCTGGACAAAACCAAATGTAACTCGTGGACCCCACGAACATCATTATCAAACAGATCTATTTTGTTTCGTAGGTCCTGGCGATTTTGAATTGCATCTTTGGGATAATAGATCTAGTGGGTTTTATGAAGTTCACTTGGTGGGAGAGTCAAATCCTATTAGTGTTATCGTTCCGCCAGGCGTAGTGCATGGCTATAAATGTGTTTCTGAAAATGATGGCTTGGTATTCAATGCGCCAAACCAATTATATGCCGGTCCAGGTAAAAAATACCCAGTAGATGAAATTCGGCATGAACACGAAAATGAATCAAAATTTAAGATTGATTAGATGATCTATAAAGAAATAAAAGACGATCAACTCTTTGTATATCACAATGGAATTTTGATATACAAAAAATGGTTGAAAACTTCTCAAAGCGTAGTCTTTGAGAAGGTTGGTTATCCTACTTGGTCTCACGAAAGAGACGAAGTAGGCAAAAAGTAAAAGAGGGAACGTAGACCAATTGGCAGAGTCAATGGACTTGAGTAATTTGAGCCTTTATGCGGAAACGTATAAAGTGGAGAACCCAAATTCGGTGAAACCTGTAAAATGGCAATACCGAGCCGAACCCTTTTTGGGAGTGGTGTAGAGACTTGACGGGTTCCACCTAAATCGAAAGACATGGTGAAGATAAAGTCCAGACTACAAACAGAAATGGCAACGAAAGTTGTAGTAGTAAGAAAATCCATCCAGTGCGGGTTCGAGTCCCGCCGTTCCTACTATCTTAATTTTTTGATTGAAGATCTTTATAAAACAAAGTGGGACCTGATCTTATCAGAAAACACTTTACAAGCAGAACAAGAATCGGTATGATGACACCCACACGGGGCTGTAGAACAATTGGTTAGTTCACCGGTCTCATAAACCGGCGGTTACTGGTTCGAGTCCAGTCGGCCCTACTGAAGTCAGAAGCAAAGATCAAGTCCTACTTAGTAGGATAATGCTTCTGGCTTTTTTTATACACAGAGGAATTCTATATGAAAATGCCGCTTGAAGAGTTCGTTTACATTCATGAAAACGAGGAAATCACTTTACGTGATTACCTCAATGGAAATATGAACATCGATTATGAAGGCACGGCTAAATGGCGAATTCCATTTGGTGGAGTTGACGAACCAAATCGACTTCCTGTTTACCTATCTTGTAAAGATCTTAAAGAATTTGAACGACAATATTTGGAATATTCCAAACGAGTCACGAGTCATTTGATTGAAAATATAAATTACATAAGGGCTGAATCGGTATGAGAGAGATTAAATTCAGGGCGTGGAATACACGTCGAAAAGAAATGGAAATGATTGACGACCTGTATTGGTTTGAGGAAAATCAATGTCATCACAACTACGACAATGATATACATCTCCAGCGATACACAGGACTCAAAGATCAAAATGGTGTAGATGTTTATGAGGGTGATTTGTGTGTTCCGTCATTGGACGAATCATATAGTCATCTTAAATACGAGATTGAGTATAGAAGTGGTTGTTTTTGGTTCGGCAATATTCCACTTTATAAACAAATCTCAAAATTTGTCGTGGGAAATGTATTTGAAGGAATTAAGGAAGAAAGTAAAAAATGATGAATTTTGAAACAAAGTTAAAAGAAGCATTAAACAAAGCACCCTTCAGATCAGTTGAAAAAGACATTTTTCGCTGTGTTTTAGGCGAATGTCAGCAAGAGATGAAAGCTTTGACGGATGATCGTGGCCACAACATAGTGAAGAAGCTCATCAAATCGAACGATGAATGTTTGGCTCATTTATCTCAAGATGACGAAAGGTTTACTCGTTTAAACAAGGAAAACGAGGCTTTAAACTCCTTGTTGCCTCAATATTGGTCAGCGGATCAGGTTGAAGAGTTCATACTCAAAGAAGGGTTAAATTTTTCGAGCGTTAAATCTGAAGGTCAAGCAATGGGGATGGCGATGCAAAAACTGAAGCAACAGGGTGCTCCGGTTGAGGGAGACATAGTCAAATCAGTTGTAGCTAAAATGAGGAAAAACAATGAAGAATAAAGAAAAAGACAGTTTAATACAGGCTGTTAAAAAACATGCTTTAGAATACGGAGATTTCACTCTTCCAAACGGAGATGAAACAAATTTTTATTTTGACTGCAAAAAGTTAACCTTATCGGCTGAGGGAGTGTTTGAAATAGTTAAAGCCATGTGGGGCGTCCTGTATATGACAGATGTCGGAAGAACATTTAGAACTGAATTTGATGCAATTGGTGGTCCTAGTTTAGGTTCTGCGCCAATCGTTGGAGCATTTTGCTATAATCAAGGACGAGTAGGAAAAGACTTGCGAGCTTTTCTTATTAGAAAAGGCGAAGACAAGCCCCTTGGAACAGTGCAACCAAAGGACAAAGTAATCTTAGTAGACGACGTAGCAGCTAGTGGAGAGACACTGGCAGATGCCTTTGATAAGATTAGCGACTTTGGTGCCGAGGTGATTAAAGCGATCACCATCATTGACAGACAAGAGGGTGCGGAAAAGCTACTAGCTCAACGTGGCGTCCCTTGGCAACCGCTTTTAAAACTAGAGGATCTAGAGGTGAATGGAAATCGAGACAAGAACTAATGGTGACATCATTGGATAAACTACATTCAGCATTAAATAAACTTCAAAATGTTTCAAGTTCAGATACAAACGCCATCAGAGTGGCGAACTATTAGTTTTTTCGAAAATATAGAAGATGCCTTTGATAAGGCCGATGAACTCCAAAGACTTTCTCCGATGAGACAAGATTATGCAAGAGTTCAGGGTCCAAAAGGTTCTACATACTACATTTCAGAATCCCGACAAGAATTAGTTCTTCACGGGATTCGGATATTTGTTGCATCTTAAGGATATTTTAACTAAATTGCATAGATATTATCGCCACGGAGGTGATAATATGAAGAAGGCAATAACTAGGTCATTAATATTTTTATTAATGTTAACGGGGGCTTGCAGAGCAGCGGATGAAGCTCCAAATTCTAAATTAGACTTTACTCTCAATAAAGAGTTCAAGGATGTTATTGTGGACATCCTTTCTAACAAGAATGATCTTTACGCTAAAAATGGTCAAAAACTATTAAGTTCGAAAATACGTTCTTCCAGATATTCTTTAAGGATAGATAGCGAAGGCATCAACAGTGTTTTGGAGATTTTTTCTATAAAAGAGATTGAGACAACAGTTCTCAGAGAAAAAGTAGTTTTAAAATTAGAGGAGAAGATTTCTGTTGATTTTAAGTCTATGAAAATAGAAACAAAACTCGCAGGAAGCAACAAAAAATACAGAAGATATGAGACAATCGTATTGATTTATAAGGATAAAAAAAGTACAAATGTAGATATGAAAGCCTGGGTAATGTTGAAGAGCAACAATACTCGCAGATGGATTTTAAACGCATTTGTTAGAGTTTCTTTGAACAAGTTCGAAAAAGCATTAAGAGAAATCACAGGTTGTCCAAATGAGCAAGATATTCAATAGTCAGAATGAATCTTCTGAGGATTTTGAATTTGAAAAAATTCAAGGCATCAATGTAGTCAAGCCATACAAGCACAAAAATGCTTGGGTGTGGGACGATGCATCTGGAAACCGGCATAACTTCGCTCCTGCTGGCTCAGTGGGGCAAGGATTATCTCCAATCGTAGTTGGTGCTGACCGGCTTGTCACCGAAGCGGCCAGTCAGAAGTCGATTAAGAGTCCAGAAGATGGGTTTCTTCTTTATTTTTCTGAAGAAGTCTTTCCAGATGCAGATGTGTGTTTGGAGTGGATTGAAGAAAAATATGGTGGCGATATTTACAATGTCATTCCTTTTCCAGATGAAGAGAACTGTGCTTTCAAGCTTTTGTCTGGCCAGCAGTCTTGGATATGTCAAGATTTGAGACTTCATTACAAGATCCCGCCCGAAAAGCTTTGGATAAAAGTTGCTCCTGCAATCGAACAATGCCCCGGAAATGCTCTTAACCAACGATGACTACAACTATGATTCAAACCAAACACCGTTCGGACCTAGACACGGACAAAGACTTCTGTATAGAAGTCATCTATCCAGATGGCACAACTCTTCTAATCAACGTACCAAAATCCAACCCGGAACTAATTGGAGATACTGTTGTCGTTACTCAACCTCCTACCCAACCATACGGCCTCAATATGGTCTTCGGAGGTCACTACGAATGAATCAATACTGAAACTTCTTGAACAAGTTCTTCAATTTAGGCAGCATCTTCTTCAGGGAGATCATCTTGAATTACCATATCCTCGACATTCTTTTTTATGCCTTGAATGATTTCCTTTGATGCTTTGCTGATATTTTCTCTTCTTCCTTTAACTGCTTTGCTGTCGCCTTTCCATAGAGCGATATATCTTGGAGAGTCTTTGGTTTCAAATCCAAAGTATTGAAGAACGATATAGGCCACAGATTCAGCATCATATTCAAAATCTCTTTTGTTTTCTTTTGCTCTTTCTTCTGGCTTCATTACTTGATGGAGTATTTCATGGGCGAGTTCATGTACGAGAGTGCTAAACTTGTTGATTCCACCATAGGTGTTGTTGATTACAATCTTTCCACCCGCAGAGTAGCCGCCCGTACCTTGAGCTAGTTCCTCATAGTCGATAGATATATCTTTTTGCTTGGCTATTTCTATTCCTGCATTGATGAGCAGGGTAAGTTCTTCAGTGTTTTCATCAGTATCTTGTCGCCAATCATTTGGCTCAAACACTTTTGCCTTGTCTTCTTGTCCTGATATGACTTGTGTTGAAGAAATATCATAAACTTTAACGGGTCTGAAGAATACAAATTTTCTTTCTTCCTTTTGCCCCTCTAAATCTGCATCTTTTTCTTTTTTCTTTCCTGTCATAGGCGCAAGAATTATAATTCCTTGATCCTTATTGGTAACTGCTCTTCCGAGTTTAAGCCAACGACTTTCAGAGTTTACGTAAGTTGCATCTTTCTTTTGTGCGTAAATCAACATTTGATTATTGAAAGAGTAGTTGTGGAATTTAGCAGCAAACCGCATAAAGTCTTTAACGAATCCTGATTTGATTTCTTCATCAACCAAGTTGGCCAATTTTTCAAGATAGTTTTCAATCATGGTGAGAATTTGTTTTGCTTTACCGCCCGCTTTGCCTTTAGCGTTTTCAATTTCCTGTTCCATGTTACCAAGAATCGCATCAACTTGACTCTTGGGTGCATCTTTCTCTTCTTCTGCCTCAGTCGAATCAGCGTTAAATTGCGGTCCAGCATCTATGATTTCTTTCAAATCAGTTATTCCAGTTAGCTCTATGAGTTTTTGAATCACATCATTATTCAGACTCCACCTGCCCGTGCTCCAATAGCCACCTTGGTTCCAAGTAAATTTTGTTATTTCTTTTAGTTTGTCTTTAATTGGCGTCGTATTTCCATAAATAACAAGAATGTCTTTACTTCTGTCGTCTTTATATTTTTCACTTGCCACTCGCATGAATGCGTGGATACCTTGGTCTTCGAGCTTCAGCATCCACTCAGTGAACGAATATTTTGCAGGCTTAACAGCAGGTTTCCAAGACTTCATGATGTCCTTAGCTAGTTTCCTTGCAGAATCATGATCGCTTCGATAATGAGTCCCTCCATATAATCGGCTAATTCCGATCCTGTCTGCAATGTCCATGAATCCTTTTTCATGTTTCGGATATAGCGAAGAAAGATATAGAGCAATTAAAGAAGAAATCAAAGAGTGATTTGAAGGATAAGCTGGCGTATCGTCTGTTTTCAAATCATGATACATTATGTTTAGACCCATCTTGGGTGCGATCTGATGCGGTCTTGGTCTGTTGAACTTCTTTTTAAGCTTTAGTCCAAGTATTTCGCCTTGCTTAAGTATTTTGTTAAGCATTTTGAAATCGAAATCTAGAGAATTTTGTTTAAGATAATCTTCAAATGGCTTGACTTGAGCCACATCAAAATCCTTCATATCTTTCATGATATCTTTGGACTTAAAATGACTCATCTTTTCTAGCTCTTTAAGTTCCTCGATAGTTTCTTTCGAGGTGTTGGAAGGTGGTGGGTCTACCTTAAATCTTCCTTTAAAGAGAGGATGCTCTTTTTTAGACAGAGCATCTGTCTTTTCATCCATATCGCCATAAACAATTTCGTCAATTGACTTGTTGACCGATTTATTTAACTGTTCTTTATTTTCTATCCAATTTCTAAACATAATAAATTATTTATGTTTAAAAGTCTAATTCTTCACGAATATCTACTTTATGTCCTTCATTCTTTATAATTTTAATTCTTTTCTTTGAATGATCTAGCAAATATTCATTTATATCGAAAACAAAATCATAGTATTCAAGTCCGTCTTTATCAGATGCAAGTCTCAATCCTCGCCCAAATCGCTGTATAATCTGGTGATCTGCTTGTCCTCCAGCCGCATTGATAAGATTGTGGACAAACACGTTGATCCCAGCATTGAAAATACCTTGGGTGGCGATTGCTATTTTATTGCCTTTAGAGTACTGTAGCTGGTCGATGACATCTTTTCTTGCATCTAGGTTATCTTCTCCACGAACCCATAAAGCATCAGGAATCAGACTTTGCAAGGCTTCTCCGTGTGCAAGTCTTTCGACCAAGATAAGGGTTCTGCCCTTCAAAGATCTAGCCAATCGGCTCACAATGTCGTGAAAATGCCAACTCTCAGCTATACCATTGGTTACTGCATCAAGATAAATATCATACGGAATCTGAGGTTCTTTCACTGGATAGAACGTACAGTTACAAGAAGATAAGATTCCTCTATCTTGAAGAGTCTTTGTTGTAAGGATTCCCTTGTCGTTATCTGCTGACTTTGTTTTAAGCACAGGTCCAAAGTGGCCTTTTACAGAGAACTTTTGTGTTTTATCTTTTCCGCCAAATTTAAAAGGCGTAGCACTGACGGCTACTCTAACCGAGCAGTTTTTCATTTTTGTGTAAAACTTCTTTGGCGTCTTACTCATCATGTCATGAATTTCATCCACTACCATGACTTTAACTTTAGGAATTAACTTTTCTATTTTATGCAAAGATTGTACAGTCGCACATGTGAAGATGTTTGGATCTTTGTACTTGTCATAAAGTCGTCCGACATTTTCAAATCCCCAGCTTGTCAAGGCATCATAGTTTTGATCACAAAGGCTTTTCTTATTTGCAAGAATAAGAGTTGGCACGTTTTCAGGAATTGTTTTTAAAATTGCAACCATGATTGCAGTTTTACCTGCTGAGGTTGGGGCAAAAACAACACCTCTCTTGTGTTTGATGACTTGATTGGTGAGATCAATTTGATAGTCACGCATTCCTTGCCATCGATCTTGATCTTTCTGAGGAAGGTGATGAATCCATTGATCCAAGAAGTCCGAGCCAATTTCGTCATACAAAAATTCAGGCTCACCTCTCTCATCGATAATGGTATGAGGTATTTTCCAATGATCTAAAGCAGCAGTAACCTCTGGCAGTAGGCCAGATAAAAATCTTCCACTTTCTTTTTTGAAAAACTCTGTATATCCATCCCACAGCCTTTGTTTATAAAGACGACTGTGAAAATACCCTTTTTCTCTATGTCTAAGGGCTTTCCAAAGATTTATTCGGGTATCATCACAATTGGTGTTTAACCAAGAATAGCAGTTTTGAACCTTTATTACAGCTTTCTTCATTTTGAAATGATAACCTATTTTTCTTCTTCAAACAACACAGTTTCTTCAGGCGTGATTAAACTGATTCGGTGTTGGTTGAATCTCACTAGCAAATGCCTTGCTAATTCGTACATGAATACAGTAATTGTGGACTCGGCTTTTTCGAATCGTGGATAATTTATCGCAGCTAACTCCCAGCCTTTTTCTGAGTAGTCTTCTGATATGAATTCCGTTTGTGTCATCCTTACAGGTATAACCCCCGACTCAAATGTATATTTTTCTTTAAATTGTTTCTGTATAAATCCGACTTCTTTTTTGAGTTCTTCTTTTGTGAAATTATCTCCGTGATACCCGAACATTGAACCAATGTACAGCCTTACCTCAAACGTCTCGGATTTTTTTATAATCATTTAATTATTCTCTATTTGTTTAATTGTTTCCTTGAATTTTTTTACATATTCTTCCTTAAGTGGATGATACATCTTTAATGGAGTGTGCATGTCTTTATATTTGTTTGGTTCATTGTTTTGAGTCTCAGTTAATTCAACTATTTTGTCCACAATAGAACTACAATCAGTCATTAGGTCCTCATAATCGAACTCTAGGTGTTTTTTATCTTTTAAGAATTCGACCCATCCTTTTGACTCATGTATCATATCAAAGTACAAGCGAAGCATTGTATCTCTATTGTAAGGGACATCCACGTTTGCGTGTTCTGAGAGGTCTTTCTCACACGTAGTGTTCCACATTTTAGTATGTCCTGCGAAATACTGTGAAACTGTTGCTTCTGCCAAGTCTTTTCTAGTTAAATGTATAAAAAATACATTTTTTGGAAACGACGGCAGATGTTCATTATATTGAAATTTATGTATCTTGCAAAACGGAACTGGGTTCTTTACAAGAAATTCATCAAAGAGTGTCTCGCTATTATACCACTCTGCAAACGGTGGGTTAAAAAGT